CTTGCAATGCTAGAGTCTGGAAAGTATGATATACGTTTTCTAGGTGATGACTATGCTGATGGAAGTTATAGTGGTGCTGGTCTTGGTATCCCAATCATTTGGTTGTCTAGAGACCATGATTACTCTAGCACTAGATTAAAGACTTTAATATTCAGATCAATTTTACCAAGAAAGGGTGAGAAGTATGACTAGAAGTTTAGTTACCGGTGGAGCAGGATTCATTGGATCACACATTGTTGACTACTTGAGGAAGCAAGGTCACGAAGTTGTTTGTGTGGACAATGAGAGTGCAGATAATAATAGTTTTTATTGGAACAGTGATTGTTTTAATGTAAAACTGAATATGACTGACTACCAGGCAATGGAAAACGTAATGACTGGTGTTGATTATGTATTTCACCTTGCTGCCGAGTCACGTCTCCAACCTGCAATCGAAAATCCTATCAATGCAGTTATCAAAAACTGTGTAGGAACAACAGTTGTATTACAGGCAGCACGGAATGCAGGTGTTAAGAGATTCATTTATTCCTCTACTTCTTCTGGGTATGGTAACAACCCTGCACCCAGTGTAGAGACACAATTAGATGATTGTCTGAATCCATATTCTGCATCTAAGATTGCTGCAGAGAAGTTCTGTAAGATGTATACCGACTTGTATGGTTTGCCTACAGTATGTCTCCGCTACTTTAATGTCTTTGGTGAACGGTCTCCTACTCGGGGACAGTATGCACCAGTCATTGGTATCTTCCAAAGACAGAAGGAGGCAGGAGAAGCACTGACTCTTGTTGGTGATGGATCTCAAAAAAGAGACTTTGTATATGTGGGTGACGTTGCTAGAGCAAACTATCTGGCAGCAATCATGCCACTCAAAGGTCATGAAGGTGAAGTCTTTAATGTTGGTAGTGGTACGAATTACTCAATTAAAGAAATTGCTGACCTAATTTCTGACAAGCAAGAGATTCTCCCCAAACGTTCAGGTGAGATGGAGACAACTCTTGCTAATATAGATAAGATTAGTTCAGTCATTGGGTGGAAACCTGAAGTTGACGTTTTAGAATGGATTAAAAATGAATTACAGCAAGAGATTTAGCAGCAAGTTTTTTACCAAACTTCTGCAACCAGCAGGAAACAACCCTGTTAGAGATAGAGCATCATCCTTTGAGAAGATTTTTGAACTCCTGGATCAGAAAGAGGACAAGAACTTCTTGATTGTAGAAACAGGAACCATGAGAAACGATCATGGTAATCTAGCATTCGGTGATGATGGAGCTAGCACATACATTTGGGATGACTTTATCAACTTCTATGATGGTAAGGTCAAGTCTGTGGACATTAGTCAAGACAATGTAGACTATGCAAACTCTATGACTTCCGATAAGACAGAGGTCATTTGTTCTGATTCTGTCAAGTATCTTTGGAGTTTGCCTAAAGATGAGAAGATTGATTTTCTTTATCTTGATTCTTACGATGTAGAAAGAGACAATCCACATCCATCACAACTACATCATGTGAAGGAGATGTGTGCTGCTATCGATAAGTTGCAGAAGGGATCAATTATCTGTATTGACGACCACGATGCTTTCTTCACTGGTGGTGCTATTGGTAAGGGGACATATGTAAAAGAGTTCATGGATGCT